CCAGGGTGCCGCCCGTGGTGGCCGTGGCCGCGGTGACGGTGCCGACCGAGTAGCCGCCCAGCGTCGACAGGAAGCTGGACGGGACCAGCGGGACCCGCTTGTACGTCGCGACGATCAGGCCCGCCGCGATCTCCACGTTGTCGAACCGCTGCTGGGCCTGGAGAAGCTGCGCGATCCGGGCCTCAGCTGACACGCTCATGACGTACATCCAGCTGGCGCCCTGCACCGGCTCGGCCGCGTTGCCGGCCACCATGACCATCAGCTCGTCCAGGGTGGACAGGGTGAGGGACTTCCCGGCGTAGTCGATGACGTTCTGGGAGCCGCCGGCGGAGAACTGGCTGATCTGGGTGTCCAGGCCGTCGAACTGGGGCTGCGCGCCGTTCGCGGTGGAGGCGGAGTTGCCCCAGCCGCAGAACGTCTCGACGTCCCAGTAGTAGCCCTTGATGGCGCCGTTGACTTCAGTGGCCCGCAGGTCGATGAGGTCGGTGGTGACGGCCTGCGCGTAGCCCGTCACGCTGCCCACGGCCTGAATGTGGGTCATGGTGAACTGACCCTGGGTGTAGGTGCTGGTGGACACCGGCCGCGCGCCGCCGTCCGGCACCGCGCCGCCGGATACGACCACGGTGCGGGTGTTGAAGAAGTACGTGGTGCTGTTGGTCTTCTTGGTCGGGATGGCGCGGCACCACGGCGCGAAACGCCGCTGGTACTCCACCAGGGTCGGATCGATGAGCTTGGGCACGAACGGGCTGGCACCAGCCGCGGTCAGCGCCTCTCGGATTTCGGACATGAGGTCTCCTCGGGAATGCAGAGAGCCCCCGCCGTGACGGGGGCTCTCGGAATGGTTAAGGGGAGGCCATTTCTGCCCTTCGAGCACCAGCGAGGCTGGCGGCCGGGTGAAGCGGGTGAGGTAAGAGCGCGGGCTCAGCGCCTGCGCGGGCCGTACGCCGCGGCGGCCGTGTGGGACAGGTCCTCGTTCGTCGCGTTCTCCAGGAGCTTCCCGGCGGTGGGCGAGTCGGCGATCGCCTCCAGGGGGGCGAGGCCCTTGCGCTGGACGCCACCGGCCTCGGCGCGACCCTGGCGCAGCGGGACCATTCGCTCCTCGATCATCTCGGCGACGAGCTGCTCGTCGGTCTTCTCGGTGGCGAGGCCCTCGGCCTGCGCCTTGGCGGCGAACTGCGCCTCCACGAGAGCGGCGAGCCTCGCGCGCCGCTGGTCCTCGGTCTCGGTGGCGGAAGCGCCCGTAGTGGCCGGCGCGCCCTGCCCGAGGGCGGCGGACTCGGTGGCGATACGGGCGGCCTCGGTTGCGGCCTTTGCCGCCTTCTCCCGCTTCGCGGCCTTGCGGGCCTGCCTCGCGGTCTCCTGCTCGGCCAGAGCAGTCGCGACCGCTTCGGCGAGGGTCTTAGGGTCGACAGCCGGCGTGCTTCCTGCCGCCGGGGTGGTGGTCTCCGCAGTCATGGCGGGGTCCTCCGTTTCCGTTGTAGCGGCTGCCGGGGCGGCTGCCGGGTCTGGGTCGGTCATTCCGTCACCGTCCGGCGCGGATTCGCCGGGGGCGTCGTTATCGGGGTCTGAGCCGTCACCGACACCGGGGACATCGACGTCGCCGTCCATGTCCGGGTCGAGGGCGGCCAGGGCCTTGCAGGCCGCGTCAGCGGCGGCGCGGAGGATCACGTCGAGGTCTTCGGGGTCCATGCCCCAGGACGACAGGCAGATGTCCACGGGGCCGTTGGATGCGCGGACGCTCCACGAGCCCGCGCGGGACGTGTCACCGAGATGTTCGGCGAGAGCTTCGGTCAGCTGGACGGGGGCGTCGAACGACCAGCCCGCGGACTCGGCCGCCGTGGTGATGCCGAACTTCTTCGCCGCCGCGCGGATGCGTCCCATGACCCGCTTGAGCTGTGCGGCGGTGTACTTCGCCGCGTTGGACTTCTGCGCCAGGTACGAAAGCGCCGCCTTGACGTGGGCCTTTGTGTCGACGGGATAGCGTTTCTGCTTGTCCGCCTGGTAGCCCGGGTCGGCGTAGACGACGTTGCCGAATGGCTTTGACCCGTCGCCGGGAGCATCGCCGCCCTCGGCCACTGCGGCACAGGTGGAGCACGCGCCGTTCTCCAGGACGTGCGGGGCGCCTGCGAACGGGAGCATGGTCCGTTCGGCCTCAGTCAGCACCAGGGGTGCTGCGGGTGCCGTCTCTTCGCTGATGGTCACGCGCGCCTCCTGGACGCTCTCGGTGATGAAGATGCGCTCAGTGGTCTCCGTGCGGCCCGACCGGTCCGCCCATGCGAACGTGTCGATTTCGGCACCGGTCACGCCGGGGCTCTTCGTCCAGTCGATCCCGTCGATCTCCATGTCGTCAGCGGTCTCGACGGGCTGCCCGTCCGGCCCCTTGACCTTGCGGACGGTGCCGAGCCAGTAGCCCCGGATCGACACGTTCTTCAGGTGCGCGGGCTTGCCGTCCGAGATGTCGGCGAGGTTCGCGATGTCCTCGCCGGCCTTGGTGGCGGTGATGGCGCCGTCGAACCGCAGGCGCCCCTCGTCCAGGCGGGCCCCGGTCAGGGTGGCCGTGATCTCCCGGCTGTCGTCCCCGGCGGCGTGATGCGACAGCATGTTCGCGGGAGCGTTCCCGGTCTTGATGCGCTCGGCGAGCCGGTTCGTAGCCCGCTCGACCATCTCCGGGGTGTACAGGCGCCGGTTCTTCGAGACGCCGGGAACGAGGCCGATGCCGCTAATGGTTGCAATGGCCTTTGCCACGACACCTCCTAGTGTTCCTGCGTCACTTCGGGCATCGTTTCCGGTACGCTTGGGGCATGACCGATGACAAGGCGAGAGAGAACCGCCTGCGCAGGATGGCGGCACGGCAGGGGCTGAAGCTAAGACGCTCTGCGAGGCGCGACCCGCTGGCAGCCGACTACGGTCTCTACTGGCTGAGTGACGCCAAGACAGATCGCGTCAAGAGCCCGAAGGCGGGCATCAGCCTTGATGAGATCGAGCGCTACCTGACGGAGCCCCGGTGAGGCTCGGTTCCGCTGCGGTATGGCGGCGATTCCATGACCAGGTGGAAGCGCAAGGCGGCCGGGTCATTGAAGATCGCTTCCTTGGCAGCGTTGCGCCGCACCGCATCATCTGCGGCCAGGGTCACGCGGTATCCAACTCGCCCAGCAGGGTTCATCAGACCGGGCGGATCTGTGCCGTATGCTCGCGCGCCAGCCGACCCGAACCAACGGCAGCGTGGCGGAGATTCCGCGAAAAGGTAGAGGCTCGCGGCGGCCTCGTAGTTGAGCCGACCTGGCTGGGCCGCCATCAGCGTCATCGCATCATCTGTGCCGTCGGCCACGAGACAGCCGCATACCCTTCGGTCGTCGACCGGCCAGGTCCGGCATGCCGGACCTGTTCCGGAAATGACCCGGCGGAATCCGAGCGCACGTACCTGGCGCATCTCGCCGAAGCGGGAGGCCGGCCGCTAGAGCCGTACAAGGACAACAAGACGCCGGTTCTTGTCCGCTGCGCCCGAGGACACGAAACGAAGCGGCTTCCCTCCAGCATCCGGGACGGCCACGACTGCCTTATCTGCTCGGGATACGACAAGGAAACCGTGTGGCAGACGTTCTGCCGGCAGGTTGCCGAGCGCGGCGGCCGGGTGCTGGAACCGGAGTCACTCGGGTCGAACAAGATGCACCGGATCCTGTGCCCGGAGGGACACGAGACTAAGGCGAGGCCTCAGTGGGTGCAGCGCGGCGGCGGTATCTGCGGCGAGTGCTCCCCGGTCTCTGCCAGCCGGGCTGAACGGAACTTCCGCAGGCTTGTGGCCGAGGCTGGCGGCGTAATCCTTGAGCCTTCGTGGCTCGGTGCCACCACCCGCCACCGTGTTGCCTGCCGGAACGGCCATGAGGCGAACCCCCGGCCGAACGACGTCGACCAGGGGCACGGGATATGCCGCAAGTGCGAGTGCAGGATCTGGGATGTGTTCTACGTGGTGGTGAACGAGATGACCCGGACGGTGAAGTTCGGGATCACGTCCAACGATGCTCGCACACGGCTCAGCCGGCACCGGGCGGACGGGTTCGGCACCGTCGTCACGACAATCGGCGACATGGAGGATGCACCTGATCTTGAGCGCGCCATACTGGGCACGCTTCGCCTGGCGGGACTCACTCCCGTCCGGGGCCGCGAGTACTTCGACCTTGCCGCGCTGCCAGTGATCCTGGATATCGCGGACAACTGGCAGCGGGCAGAGGACGTAGCGGCTTAGCTGTAACCCAGCGTGAACCCCGGGCCGCCGGACACGTTCACGACAGTGATCCCGACCGTTGCAGGCAGGTCGATGACCACCTGGGCGCCGGTCAGCGTGGTACCGCCGGGGATGACGGCCAGGATGTCACCGGACCCGGCGGTGTTGTTATAAATTGTCGCGTTATCGCTGCCGGTACCAGCTGCGGTGATGACCGCGTTGACGAGGCGCCCGGAAGCGGCCTTGACGACTGTGGTCCCGGCGCCTGCGGCGATGGCCTTGGTCAGCTCGGCCTTGACGCTGTTCCCGGCATCGTCGTAGATGGCGTAAGCGCTCTTGGGTGAGTACGGCATGGTTCCGGCCCCTTTCGCGGGCTGAGGTGGTTACGGTGGCCGCTCAGCGGCCGAAAAGGGCGATCTCGGTCCCGGTGAACGTGCCGCCGGAGACGGCCGACCAGTTCACCCGCCCCCAGAAGGGCAGGACCAGGTACGTCCCGGAGCCGTAGCCGTGCAGGCCGCCGGCCAGGATCGTGGTCCCGGCGGCGGTGATGGCCAGGGTCTGCAGGACGTTGGCGTACAGGTTCCCGGCGTCGTCGTAGACGTCGAGGCCCACCTTCATCGTCGGCGAGCTCGTGACGGCGCCCGCGGAGATCATCAGGACCACGTCCTGGATGTCCCGCAGGTCTGCGGACGCCTCGAAGTCGGTCAGGGGCAGGATGTCGCCGCCGCCGTTCCCCGCCCAGCCGCCCGAGTTGCCTGCTGCGCTGATCGTGGTGCCGAGCCCGGAGGCGGCCAGGGACCACAGGAGCCTCGCGCGTGGGTAGAGGTTGGACATGCAGCGCCTCCCCGGTCAGGAACAGCGGCTATTAATACAGGCCGATGAACGGGAGAGACGTGGCGGCCACGTAGCTCGCCGGCGCCAGCGCCGGGAACGAGCTGGTGAGCGTCAGCGACGGCTGGGAGATCCACCGGAACCCGCCCGCGCTCCAGGCCAGGTTCTCGGCATGGACCTGCTGGTTGTCCACGATGTTCGCGCCGGTCGCCGGGTAGTAGGTGTCCGAGGCCAGGCCGCCGAGGAAGGTCGGCGCACCGGTGGCCCAGGTGGCGGCATACCCCAGGTAGTAGTACCCGGCCGGGACCGCGATCGGGCCGGACGCCCAGGCCAGGTCGAGCGGGGTGGTCGCTGCGATCGAGGCGTGCGACTCAGCGGTAGCCGCGACAGCGGCGACCGCCGTGCCTGCGGCAGCCGGGACGAGCGCACCCCAGAACTTGCTGACGGTGCCCCCGTTCAGCGACACGCAGGCAAGGGACATTCCCGTGCTGGACACGGGAGCCGGCAGGTAGACCAGCCCGCCGGCAAAGGCGTTGCTGGCCGGCAGCGACGACGAGCCGGTGGTGACCGAGGCGGCCATCGGGTCCATTGTGGCGGCCAGCCAGCCGGACAGCTGAGCGGAACTGGGCGCGATGAAATACCCGTTCGCTTCCAGCTGGCCGCCGATGTCGACGTTGCCGCCCGTGAATCCGACGGGCAGGCCGCCGGAGGAAAGGCTGCCGGGAGTGGTCATGAGGGTTCTCCTGGGGTGCGAAGGGACGGGCTGCGGGGTGTGCGACGATGCGGGGATGAGCAGCGGCGGGGACCTGGTGGCGTTCGTGAGCGCGCGGCTGGTCGATGACGAGGCGGTAGCGCGCGAGGCTGCCGGGCTGACTGAGTGCTGGTTGGCGGAAGAACCCGCAATCGGCGTAGTCCTGGTAGATGGCGAGCCGTTGATCGAAGGTCACATCACCGGGCTGACGGCCCACATCGCCCGTCATGACCCGGCCCGCACGTTCCGTGAGGTGGCGGCCAAGCGGGCGATCCTTGCCGAGCACGGGCCGGCGAACGGAGGCCGGGACGCTGGCCGCTGCCGCGTCTGCACGGCCATCGCCGACACCGGCATGGAGCACCGTCACGCGACGCGGTTCCGCGCGCCGTGCCCGACACTTCTCTTCCTCGCTGCCACCTGGAGCGATCACCCGGACTACGCGGCCCTCTTGAGCAGGTAGGCGGCGAAGGCGGCGAGCGGGAGGAGGATGCCGCCTCGCGGCGAAGGACAGCACCGGCAGCCAGGGTGAGGCACGGCCGGGTAGTTCCGGGGGCTGTACGGGCCGTTGTCCGCGTAGCCCTGGCAGGTAGGGCAGACATTTCCTGAGCCAGCCGTCAGCCAGTCCAATAGCTCGACCCCGCCGAGCGCGGCGTATGCGGCGGCCATGGCCGAGCTGACGGCCGACTGCATGGCCTGGCTAAGGTAAACGGTGACCGAACGGCCCTTGCGGAGCACCGCCGACGCCGCGGTCAGCATGGCCTCAGCGGAAGCTCCCGCGATAGCCCCGGCGGCAAGTGCCGTAGCGAGGTCCGTCACTGCCCCGGCGATGATCTTTGCTGCCCAGCCGGTGACGGTGGCGTCATCTGGCTCACTGGCGCCGTCTCGCTGCGCCTTCTGCCACGCGAACCCGGTGTAGCCCGCGGCCGCGGCGCTGACGGCCAGCGCGGCGGCGGCTCCCTCTCCTGCCGACGCGGCCAGTGCCGCAGTGACAGCGGCCAGCACGTCCGCGTAGTCAGGCTGGTCGTTCACCCCGGCGAGGAACCCGCTGGCCATCGACCGGGCCAGGTTGCGGAGTTCGGCCTTGTGGTGCTTCGCGGCCTGCGGTGACTCGTGGTCGGTGCCGGGCGCTGGTGCGCCGTCGATCATCAGGGCCTGACGGCGGAACGCGGCGACCAGCGCGGCGAGGTCCAGCCCGGCGACGGCCTTGCGCCAAGCGGTGCGGGCCTTGCGCTGGTGCTTGGCGTACAGGGCATCCTGGCGGGCGTAGACGTCCGCCCAGATGCCCTCCAGGGCGCTCAGGTCGATCTGGGCCGGGGTCGCTGCCGGGGCGGCCTCAATTGCGCCGTCGTCGTCGCACCGCTCGCACGGGCCGGCCGGAGGGCAGTACAGGCACGGCAGCGGAGGCAGGGGCACGCCACTATCCCCTTGCTCGCTAGCTTTCTACGCGCTCCGGCCAGTGCCAGGTGCCGCCCGCGCGCTCACCGGGCAGGTCGTCATCGTCATAGACGACACCCCGGTTGAGGAACAGTCCCGTAGGGTTCAGCACGCACAGGCCGACGGTGTGATCGTCCTCGACTTCGGTCAC